AAAGCTAGTAAAGTCTTAGAAGAAGAGATTGAAGATATAAAAAACTAATATTAGAGGATACCGATATGGCATTCCTCTCTTTTTATATTTTAAAAGGCTTTTCTATAAAATACCTGTTAAATTTATCATATGAAGAAAAGTTATTTATGATAGCAACAATGGAGCTTGAAATTGAAAGAATGAATAAATCAGGTACTTAGTATAAAAAGCTAAGTACCTTTTTATCTTTTAAGAAAGGAGGTTTAAATGGCAAAAACTATTGGTGTATTACTAAGTTTAAAAGACCAGTTTACAACACCATTACAGAAAGCAACTAAGAGTGTTAAGGCGATGGATAGACAGCTTGAAAAAGCTGGAAACAAAATAAAAGCTTTTGGAAATAAAGTAAAAGCAGGTATGAAAACAGTTGCTAAGTGGGGAGCTATTGGTTTTGGTGCATTGACTGCTGGTGCAGTTTTATTTGCTAAACAATCCATTGATGCAGCTAAAGACCAGGTAAGAATTGAAAAGCTACTTGAAACTACGATGAAACGGACAAGCAATGCAAGTAAAGAGCAAATACAAGCAATAAAAGATGAAGCTAGTGCATTACAAAATGTTGGTATAGTTGGAGATGAAGTTGCACTTGCTGGAGCAAATCAATTAGCTGTTTATGGTTTAAAAAGTGACCAAATTAAAAAATTAATGCCTAACTTAAATGATATGATAGCCAAAGAAAAAGGTTTAAATGGAACTCAAGAAGATGCAGTTGCCATGGCTGATGTTATCGGCAAGGCTATGAATGGTAAAACAAAAGGTCTTTTAAAATATGGAGTATCATTAACAGCAGCTGAGGAAAAACTATTTAAAACTATGAAACAAGAGCAAAAAATGGAGTTTATCAGTAAAAAGTTAAATGAATCTATTGGTGGAACAAATAAGGCTCTTCGTGAAACAGATGAAGGTAAAATTGTAGCAGCTAAAAATGCTTGGGGAGATATGAAAGAAGAAGTTGGGAAGAAACTGCTACCATATCTTGGTAAGTTTGCTGAATGGTTTGAAACTAAAATACCAGCTATTCAAAATTTTATTTTAGGAATTGCTGATAAAATTCAAGAATTAGTTACAAAAGCAGAACCTTATATAACACAAATTAAGGATATGTTTGGAAAAATATTTGAAAAAGTTAAACCAGCATTAGAAGAAACTTGGCAAATATTATCAAATGCTGGAACTATTGCAATAGATATAGCACAAAACATAATAAATAATTGGGATAGAATTAGCCCTATTGTTTACACTATTGTGGGAGCAATTACTGCATATAACATTGCAATGACAATAAGAAATAATAAGGAGTTGATTTATGCAGGAATTATAAAAAGTAAAATGGCTTTAGACACTGCACAAGCACTCCTTACTGGACAATTAACCATAAAACAATGGGCTTTAAATGTTGCAATGAAAGCTAATCCAATAGGTTTAGTAATTACTGCTATTGCTTTATTAGTTGGTGGTATATGGTTACTGTGTAAAAACTGGGATTTAGTAAAAACAAAAGTAAAGGAATTTTGGGCAAGATTAGAAAATAATCCTCTTGGAAAAATGTTCAAATGGTTTTTAAGATTAACATTTCCTATCATACTTTTAATTGAAAATTTTTCTACAATTAAAGAAAAAGTAATAGGATTTTGTAAGACTTTAAAAGATGTATTTTTAAAAGTTTGGGATGCAGTTGTAGGTGCTTGGAATTATGCGAAAGAAGTTATAAGTGGTGTTTGTGATGTATTGGTTGGAATATTTATGCCAATATGGGAAGCAGTATCAAATGGGTTTAATATAGCCAAAGATATTATTTTAGGTGTATGTGATGTTTTAGGTGGAATATTCTTAGAAATTTGGAATGGTGCTATTGATGCTTGGAACTTTATGAAAGACACAATTTCTGATTTATGTGATACTATAACCAATGTATTTTTAAAGGCTTGGGATGGAATAATGAAAGCATTAGATGCTGTATTACATCCTATTGAAACAGCTAAAAATGCTTTTGGTAAATTAATAGATAAACTTAAATTTTGGAATAAAACACCTGCTGATGATAAAACTATAAATATTACAGAAAACACTAAAAAGACTACTGAAACAGTTGGTGGAGCAAATAAGACAGGGATAGCAACAACTTCTATAAAAAATCCTAGACATGCTTTGGGTACTGCATACTTTAAAGGTGGAGTAACAGGAATTAATGAAGGTGGAAGAGATGAAACTGCTATCTTACCAGCTGGAACTCAAATTCTAAGTCATGAAGAAGGTAAATCACTTCAAAAGAATAATACTGAAAAACAAGTAATTATAAAAGAGGTTGAAAGTAAGAAAAGTTCAGATAAAAAGATAGAATTACATATTCATATTGCTGGTAATTTTATAGGTGAAAAAGAACATATGGAAAAATATGGAGAATATACTGCAAATAAGATTTTAGCAGCTTTAAATAATATGTAGGATAGGAGATAAGAAAATGAATATAATTTTTATAGTTGAAGATAATGGAGTACAACAAGAAATGGTAAATATTCCAGTAGTTCAAAATATAGAACCAGTAAACTGTGAAACAGAAGATGAAGAATTTACAACTATTAATGGGAAAAAATTAAATTTAATTGGTGGTAAAGGACTTAGAAACTTTTCATTTTCTTCTTTTTTTCCTAGTAAATTATATAGCTTTGTAAGTTTTTTAAATTATAAAAAACCTAAATATTATATTGATTTTTTTGAAAAGTATAGAGATGCAAGAGTACCTTTAAGAATTATTATAGTTGATAAGTACAGAGTAGTCTTAAATATGCTATGTAGATATAATTTTACTTATTCTTTTAGAGATAAGGCTGGAGATGTTCCATATACTTTGGATATAAAAGAATATATTTTACCTAATAATGGTGATGACAATGTATAAGACAATAGTAAAAGAAATAGATGTAACCAATTATATAAGAGATTTAACCTGGAGAGATAGCATTGATACATTAGGAGTTGAGGTAAGTTTTGAACTTGCAGTAAACAAGTTTGATAAAAATTTATCTTTTCTCTATGACATTACTTTGGGTGATCCAGTTCAAATAATCAATGAAAAAGGAGAAACATTAGTACAAGCTATTATAGTATCAGAAAGTCCTAATGGAAAGACTACATCATTTACTGCTTATGATATGGCTTGGTATTTGAATAAATCAACTGTGATAAAACAATTTAAAAAGATGGTAGGGAATGACTGTATTAAGTCTTTATGCAGTGAAATTGGAATAAAAGTTGAAGTAAGTGGATTAGATACTAAGATAGATAAAATTTACAAGGATAAGACTATCTCAGGCGTTATTTATGACATCATAGAACAATGTTCACAATTTAATTCTAAAAAATTTTTTATTGAGTATGATAAAGGCACTCTAAAAGTAGGACCATTCAAAAAGATAAAAGTTACTGGACAATATGAAATGCACAAAAATGCTTTTATAGATGTAGCAAAAAATATTGGAGAGGTTTCACTTAGTAGGTCAATAGTTGATATGAAAAATTCAATCCTGGTTATAACACAAAATAAAAAAGCAGTTAGAAAAGTAGGAAAAGAGCAAGATAATGAAAATATTAAAAAGTATGGTATGTTACAGGAAGTGGTAACACTAGATGAAAAGGAACATAAAAAAGCTAAACTTGTTGCAAAAAATGAGTTAAAAAAATTAAATAAAATTACAGAAGACTTTTCTATTGATGTCTTAGGTGATGATAAGGTTAAGAGTGGTAGAGTCATTGATATAGACATACCACTTTTTAATTTAAAAGGTGAGTATCTAATAAAAGAAAGTTCTCACAGTGTACAGAATGGAATCCACAGAATAAATTTAAAATTGGAGGTGTTTAATGAGTGAGTGAAAACAAAAAATCTTGGGATATAGCAGTAGCAGAGAAGTTTAAGGAAAGAGAAAATCCAAGTCCAATAGGTGCTGTATTAGGTAAGATTTTAAAACCTCTCCCTGACATCTCTATTGAGCTTTTAAATGGTTATGGTGTTATTGATAGTGATAAAATTTATTTATCCAATGCAATAACTAATAGATTGGCTATTGAATGCACTATGAAAGAATTTGAAAGTCAAGGTAATAAATCAACTACTTGCAAAATTAATGATTTAAACACAGATGGAGCAGGTAGTGATAGTAACGGAGATACTAATTTAAGTTTATCAGGACATAGTGGTACTTATGCTGATAGTTCAAGCGAAAAAGATAACAAAGATAAAGGTAAATTTATATTACAGACTGTATTCCATTTAAAAAAAGATATGTTTGTGTTAGTCATACCTAATTTTGAAGAGGATAAATTTTTTATTGTAGATGTATTTAATTATGCACCAGAGGTGAGTTTAGAATGGGAATATTACCAAAAATAGATTTTGTTGATTACTCTAAACAAGACATAACTAATGGTAAAAATAGTAATGGTAAAACATTTTTAATAGACTTTCAAAAAAAGAAGTTATTAAAAAGTAATGGACAATTAATAAAAACAGATGATGAAAGAGCTGTTAGAATGTGGATTGAAAAGGTTCTTTTAACTGAAAAATATAAATGGAATATTTATAAATATAATGGACCTAATCAATATGGGATGAAATATAAGGCTATGTTACTTAGTCAAAGATTTCCTACACCTGTTTTATATAGTGAGTTTGAGAGAGAATTAACAGAAACAATTAAGAAAAATAAACAGATAATAGAAATTAGAAATATTGATATAAAGTTAGAAAAACATACCTTGAAAACAAAATTTGAAGTAGTATTAAAAGACTTCAAAACATTTGAATGGGAGGGGTATCTATGATAATAAAAAAAGAATGGAAAGAAATTTTAAAAAATATGCTTAACCAGGTAAATGATGAGTATGATAAGACAGAAGGAAGCTTATTTTATGATAACTTAGCACCTGTAAGTATAGAAATAGAAGAGATAAGAAAAACTTTAGAATATATATTTTTAAATTCTTTTGCAGAAACAGCAGAAGGTGAGTATTTAGATAATATATGTAAAGAAGTAGGAGTATTCAGAAGAAAAGCAACTAAATCAAAAGGTACTGTAATTATAAAAGGAGTACCTAACACTGTTATTGAAGTAGGGACAAAAGTTGCAAGTGATACCTACATCTATTTAACTACACAAGAAAAAATAATATCTGCTGCTGGAAGTGTTGAAGTACCTATTGAAAGTGAAAAGTATGGGAAAATATACAATATTCCAAAAGGAACTATTACAAATTTTCCTGTAACTATTCCAGGATTAAATGAAGTGATAAATAATTCTGAAACTGTTGATGGTTATGATGGAGAAACAGATGATGAATTAAGAGAAAGATATTATTTTAAGGTTAGAGAGCCAGTAACATCTGGTAATATTTATCATTATAAAAAATGGGCTTTTGAAGTTGAAGGAGTAGGAGGAGTTAAAGTTTTTCCATTATGGAATGGAAATGGTACTGTAAAGGTAGTTGTAGTAAACAGTGATATTCATGAAGCTGATGAAACTTTGCTAAAAAGAGTAAGAGATTATTTAGAAGAAGTTAGACCGATAGGGGCTACTGTTACAGTAAAAAGTGCAATAGGTAAAGCTATATCAATTTCAGGTACTGTTAAAATTTCTAAAAATATAAAATTTGATGAAGTAAAAACAGAGTTTGAAACAAAAGTAAAAGAACATTTTAGAAAAGTAGGATTTAAACAGGATTATGTGAGTTATGCACAATTAGGAAATATCTTATTAAATATTCCTGGTGTAAATGACTATGATGATTTAAAGATAAATAATGCAACTTTAAATGTACAGTTAGCAGCTGAGGAGATTCCAAAATTAACAACAATCACTTTACAAAAAGAGGTGATATAGTTGGAAGCTAAAAGACTAATGAGGCATATGCCAAAGTATTATAGAGGTATTTTAGAAATAACTTTATTACAAAAAGTAATAGAAAAAGAATTAGACACAGTTGATTTAATCTCAAAAGATGTATTAAATCAATTTTTTATTTATACAGCAACCTGGTCCTTACCAATTTGGGAAAGAATATTTGGTTTAAGTGTTGGAGATAAAACAAGCAATATTGAAGAAAGAAGAGAGAATTTAATTTCTAAATTAAGAAGTTATGGAACTACTACAAAAGAGATGATAGCAAGAGTTGCCAAAACTTTTACAAATGGAGAAATTGAGGTTGTAGAAGATAATTCAAACTATGCTTTTAAAATACTATTTACCTCCATTGTTGGAATACCTAAAAATATTGAAAACTTTAAGGCAGTAATAGAAGTTATAAAACCTGCACATTTGAATTTTAGTATTGAATTTAGATATAACACACATAATCAGGTAGCTTATTTATTGCATAATTCTTTAAAATTAAAAACTCACAAAGAAATTTATGACACTAGATTACATGAAGATAGTGCAGTAGTAGGTAAATATCATAAACAGAATGAAGTAGGAAATTTAAAAAATAATGAGTTAAAAACTAAAACACATAAAAATATCTATGATGAAAGGAGATAAATAAAATGGCAAAGTACACTGAAAATATAAGATTAGCACAACCAGAAGGAAGCGATTATTATGATATTGAAGTATTTAATCACAATTCAGAATTGATAGATAAAAAAATAGGTGAAATGGATAATAGTTTATCTACAATAAAAGAAGGAGCAACAAGAGAAAAGGCTGGTATAGTACAGCTTGGAACAGAAGAAGGAAAAGCATTAGAGGGAATGATGTTAGCAAGATTAGCAGGAGCTTATGGATATGGTGGTGATATACAAGATGAGGGTGTAAAAAATCCTAATTATATTTACTATGATAGAAATACTAGAAAGATGTATAAATGTTTAAAACAAAACCAAGATATTTCTGCAAATGTTGCTAATTTTGTTCCACTGGATAACAACTCACTTCTTGAGAGATTGGAAAATTTATTCAATGTTAAGACTTACAGTTATCACAATACAGAAGATGTAAATTCAGATATGTACATGCATTTAACAGCATTAAAAATAATGAATATTTGCATATTAGAAATAAAATTTGCAAGAGTAGCAAATAAAGATGTAATTATGCCTGCAACAGCTTTACCTTCTGAATTTAGACCTAAAAATATAGAATATCTTTCTGCAATAGCAAGTACAGGGGGTGTTAAAATGGACTATCATTGGCTTAGATTAGAGCCAAATGGACATTTTTATACCCATAATAATGCTGGAATAACAGTTAGAAACCTACAAACAACAATAGCTTATATAACTGCTAATTAGTTATTTCTATTGCTATTTGGTGGAATATTTAATTTAAAATAACTACAATTTGCCCAGTTAGATCTGTTGTTTTTTCAGAAGTATATACATGCATTTGATTTCCTGCGATACTTATTTCTGCTCCTTTTCGTTCCTCTTTACTATATAAAGATGAGACAAATTGCTTCTTTGAAGTAAACCAAGATGGCAGATTGATAGTGGTTAGAGTATTACTGAAAGTTACATTGATTATATTAACTATTCCTATCTTACCAATCTGTGTGACTTTTATCTGTGCATTATCCCAAGTACCCAAAATCTC